TGCAACTGTTGATGGTTCAAGTGAAGTAGGACTTGGTGAACTTGCAACTGAGGCAGATGTAAAAACTTATTTAGATACATATACATCTACTTGGACTGACAAAGACATTAATTCTGAAGACCCAGATGCAACGGTACCGTTTGATCAAGCAGCAGCAGCTACAAATATCTGGTCCAAAAAAATAGGTTAGTAAATGGCTAACTACCCGCAACTTGATAACGCTGGAGGCGTTTGGAAACTGCAAGAAGTTTATGATGCAGTAGTGGGTGGATATTGGCCAAATGTAGGGGCAAGAGCAGTTCTTGCTGGAGGAAATCCTGGAGGTCCATCTGGTGGTACAGCAGACATGTGTTTTTTTACAATGGCTTCTGCAGGTAATGCAGTTGACTTTGGTGATGCACAAGTTTCTAGTGAAAAGGCAGGTGGTTTTTCTTCTTTTACAAGATTAATACTTGATAACGGAACTTCTCCTTATATTAAAATGGATTATGTTACCATGTCTTCAACAGGTAACTCAGCAGATTTTGGAGAGTTAACTACAGCAAGATATATGGCTGGTGGATCAGCTAACTCTGTAAGAGGAATAAAATCAGGAGGTCATCCTGGACCATCAAATGTTATTGATTATGTAACTATAGATTCTGTTGGAAATTTTACGGATTTTGGAGATTTAAGTCAAACAAGAAGAATAGTTAGTGGTGCAACTGCTAGTCCAACAAGATCACTTTTTATGGGAGGAATGACTCCATCACAAGTAAATACAATAGATTTTGTAGTAATTAATTCAACTGGTAATGCAAATGATTTTGGTGATTTAACTGTATCAACTGCTGAAGGTTGTGCAACTAGTTCCTCTACAAGAGCTATTCATGGAGGAGGTGCAACTCCTTCTGAAATTTCAACTATTCAATTTGTAACTATAGCTAGTCAGGGAAATGGCACTGATTATGGAAATTTGGTTACCGCTAAAAAAAACGCACCAGGAGTTAGTAATTCTGTTAAAGGATTTTTTTGTGGTGGTCAAACTCCTACAATTACTAATTCAATAGATGAAATATCTATACCAATAGGTGGACAAGCAACCGATTTCGGAGACCTAACTTTTTCATCAATGCACCCGGCGGCTGGATCACAAGCACATGGTGGACTAAACGACGGGTATCAAGGAACAAGACCGCCACCAATTGGATCAGGTAGAGTTTTACTTATGGGTGGTAGCAGTCCAAAAACTACAGCCATGGATACTTTTAATATTAACACATTAGGAAACGGAACTTTTTTTGGAAATTTAATAACAGGTAGAGATCAAGGAGCAGCTTGTTCTAGTGGAACAAGAGCGTTAATGCTAGGTGGTGAAATATCAGCACCTGCTGCTAGTGATCAAGTTGATGCTACCGAAATACATACGTTAGGAAATTGTTGTGATTTTGGAAATTTAAATGTAGCTACAAGATTAAATATTGGTATAGCAAATGGGACTAGAGCTGTAAATGCAGGGGGAACAGCTCCGAGTGCAAACCCTACAGATGTTATACAATTTGCTACGATTGCTAGTATGGGAAACTTTTCTGATTTTGGAAATTTAACTCAAGCTAGAAGAACAGCGGGAGCTACAGGTAATGATACAAGAGGCCTTGTAGCAGGAGGAACACCAGGAACATTTAATGTTATAGATTACATTACTTTTGCCTCTGCTAGCGATGCAACAGATTTTGGAGATTTAACAGTAGCAAGAGCAGCACCAGCTGGATGCTCTAGCTCTACAAGAGCTGTTTTTGGTGGAGGGTACACACCTTATACAAACGTAATAGATTATGTAACAATAGCATCAACAAGTAACGCAACAGACTTTGGTGACTTACTTGCTGCAAGTAGTGGCATGGGAGCAACATCTAATAAAATTAGAGGAGTGTTTACTGGTGGTTATGCACCTTCAGTTCAAAACGTAATTCAATTTATAACTATTGCATCAACAGGTAACTCACAAGATTTTGGTGACTTATCACGAAATTGGGCTTATGATTGCACAGTGTCCGATGCACATGGAGGAGTATAATTATGGCTAATTCAAATAAACTCTACGATTTAAAAAATTTATACAACATACAAAGAGCTAACGTTAATTTTAGAGACTCAACAAGAGGTGTTAATGCAGCAGGTGCAACTCCGTCTTTTGTTAATACTGTTGATTTGATTAACACAGTAGCAGGAGGAAACACATCTGATTTTGGAGATTTAACTGTTACAAGAGCTTATATAGCAAACGGTAGTACCTCAAATACTATTAGTGGACTTATGATGGGTGGAATGACTCCTAGTGCCACAGAATTAATAGATTTTTGTACAATAGCTGTTAATTCAAATTTTGCAGACTTTGGAGATTTAACAGTCGTTAAAAGACAAGCAGGTGGTGTTGGAACAGACATTAGAGCTTATTGTCTAGGAGGAGCTTATCCGTCTGGTACTAAAAGAGTAGACTATGCAACAATTGCATCTACTGGAAACGCATCTGATTTTGGAGATCTTAATCAAGATAGATTTAGAATTGGTTGTGCTGGCACTACGTCAAGAGGTTTTACTTTTGGAGGTTCAATACCCGGAGCACAAAATAATGATATAGACATGGTTAGTTTAATAAATGCGGGAACTGCAACAGATTTTGGTGACTGCACTACTTTAAGGGTAAAAGCAGCAACGTCTAATTTTACTAGAGTTGTTTCAGGAGGTGGTTATACAGATACTCCTAGTTCAACTTATAGTAATGTTATGGAATTTATTACCGCAAGCTCTGCAGGTAATACAACAGATTTTGGTGACTTAACTGTTGCAAGAGGTTACTCTAGTGGATTTTCAAACAGAATTAAAGGTTTCTTTGGAGGAGGCTATTCTCCAAGTCTAGTAACAACGATAGATACAATAAATATAAGCACTTTAGGTAATGCATCTAGTTTTGGAGATTTATCCATAGCTTCTGGTGCTGGAAATTGTGTAACCAATGGTCATGGTGGAACTCCTGATTTACAACCTAGATCAGTAACCTATATGCCTGGATCAGGGAGAGGTTTAGTTCAAGGTGTGGGAGTGCCACATAACACTAATGTTGATCTTGTTCATATTCCTACTGCAGGTAATTCATCAGATTTTGGAGATCTTACTGTCGCTAAAAACTATGCTGCGGGAGCTAGTTCTGTAACAAGAGGTATTTCAGGAGGAGGGTCTACTCCATCTGCTACAAATGTAATTGATTATGTTGAAATGGCATCGAGAGGTAATTATGCTGATTTTGGAGATACATCAGTTACAAGAGCGAGATCTGCAGGAAATGTGTGTAGTACGACAAGAGCGTTATTTTCAGGAGGAGATACTCCTACAAAATCAGATGTCATAGATTATATTACTATGGCGTCTGTTGGTAACGCTACAGATTTTGGAAACTTAACAGTAGCAAGAACAGATGCAGCTGGAGGTTTATCTAGTTCAGTGAGAGGAGTCGTAGGAGGAGGTGCAACTCCAAGCACTACAGAATCAAACATAATCGATTACGTAACGATTGCTTCAACAGGAAACTCTACAGATTTTGGTGACTTGTCTGCTGGTAGAACTTATTTAAATGGAGTATCTTCATCTACAAGAGGAGTATTTGGTTCAGGAATAACTACACCATCTTCTCCTTACGGAGGGGCAATACTTGATTATGTAACAATAGCATCAACAGGTAATGCTACTGATTTTGGTGATCCTAGTCAAAATAGATATGGCGCTGCAGGAATGAGTAATTCAATTAGAGGTGTATTTGCAGGAGGTAGATTAGCTCCAAACAACTACAATACTATAGATTTTATAACAATTGCTTCAGTAGGAAATGCTGCAGACTTTGGAGATTTATCAAATACAGGTGAATGTTTAGTAGCAGCATCTGATAATCATGGTGGTTTACAAAGCTCGTAAAATATAATATTATCCTATAAATGAAAGATATATTTTTCCTACATGGATTACCTCGTGCTGGTAACACTGTATTTGGCTCTATTATGAATCAAAACAAAGATGTGGCTGTAACTGCTAATAGTATTTGTTGTGATATAATAGGTGAAATATATTCATTACGAAAAACAGATATCTTTCAAAATTTTCCAGATCATAGTTCTTTAAAAAATGTAACAAAAAACGTTTTAAATAATTATTATAAAGACTGGAATAAAAAATATATTATAGATAGAGCACCTTGGGGGTTTCCTATAAATTTAAAATTTTTAAAATTAATTAAACAAGATATAAAAATTATTGTTTTAGTTAGAGACGTAATAGAGGTATTAGGGTCTTTCTTAGCTTGGTCAGAAAGAGAGCCAACTTCTTTTGTTAATCAATATACAGCAAAAACAAGAGAAGAAAAATGTCATATGATGATGAATAAAGATGGTCAGCTAGTTAAAGAATTAATAGGTGTTAAACATTTATTAGATTATCAACCCAAAGAAATGTATTATATTGTAGACTTTAATAATTTAATAAAAAATACAGATAAAATTATTGATGGTATATACAATTTTTTAGGAATACCAAAATATAAACATGATTTTAATAATATAGGTCAATTTAAAGTAAACAATATGAATTATGATGATACTATAATGGGAAAAGGATTGCATACTTTAAAAGAAGGTGCTATATGTGATTATAAAGAAGACTATAATGCTTACGAAATTGTACCAAAAAGTATTATAGATACTTATAAAGAATGTAACTTTTGGATGAAATGAAAGAAGAATTATTACAATTATTTCCGGTGCCTTTATTAATTGTACCTTACGAAGAGTCTATTGATAAAGAACTAGCATATTTAAAAACAATTAGTTATCGTGAACAACCACAAAATGGTAACTATAGGTCTGATGACTCATATTTATTACGTGATGAAAAATTTAAAAATATTAAAAATTTTTTAGGAGAAGCTGTAAATAAGTTTACAACAAATGTTTTAAATTCAAAACAGAGGTTGATTATTACACAGTGTTGGGCAAATAGAAATCCAAAAGGATCTAGACATCATGAACATGTGCATCCAAACAGTATTGTATCTGGTGTAATGTATTTTCAAATAAATGAAAAATTGCCCCCTATATCTTTTTCAAAAGAGAGACAAGACAGCATGAAATTAGACCCAGAAAAATATAATATTATGAATTCTGAAACATTTATGCTACCCTGTAAACCAGGTGAATTAATATTATTTCCATCTTCATTGAAACATAGCGTTCCAATTAATAATAGTGAGGAAGATAGAATAAGTGTATCATTTAATACTTTTTGTATTGACGCTATTGGATCAGAACAATCACTAACTCATTTAGACATAAGGAGGTTAATGAATGAGCACAATTAAAAGTTATATATATGTAAAAAATCACATACCAAAAGAGTTATGTGAAGAGTTAATAGATGAATGTAATAGAGGTATATGGAAAAAACATACTTGGAATAACTATGTATCTGGTGAATCAGGATCTGAAGCTACAAAAGAATTAGATGTAATGAATTGCACTAAAGAACAACAAGTAAAGATAACACCTTATCTTGTTAAAGCATTGGCTGAATATCAAGAAAAGCACAGCGTGCCAGGGCAAAAGACTCAAGGACCATGGCTAAGTAAGTTCAGCCCTATACGTTTTAATAGATATCCTGTAGGCACTATGATGAGAGAACATTACGATCACATACACAGTATCTTTGATGGTCAGATGAAAGGAGTGCCACTAGTATCTATTGTAGCTAACTTAAATGAAGATTATGAGGGGTCGGAATTCTATTGCAGAGGAGAGAAAATTGAGTTAAAAATGGGTGATATACTATTGTTTCCTTCTAATTTTATGTATCCACATGAAGTTAAAGAAACAATAAAAGGCACTCGATACTCATTTGTAAGCTGGGCCTTTTAATATATAATGAGGTTATATGCTACAAAAAATAGGGTTTCAGCCAGGTATAAATAAACAACTTTCAGCCACTGGAGCAGAGGGACAGTGGATAGATTGTGATAATGTTAGATTTAGATACGGTATTCCAGAAAAAATAGGTGGCTGGAGACAACTAGGAGATGATGCACTTACAGGTGCAGGACGTGGTCTTCATCATTTTGTAAATAGTAAAGCTAGAAAATACGCAATTATTGGAACAAATAGAATTTTATATGCATATTCTGGGGGTATATTTTATGACATACACCCCATCAAAACTACAACAACTCTTACAAGTGCATTCAGCACAACTAACGGATCAGCAGTTGTTACAATAACATTTGGCTCTTCTCACAATATTAATGAAAATGATATTATATTATTAGATAATTTTTCAACTATAACTAATTCTAATTTTGGCTCTGCAAATTTTGATGATAAAAAATTTATGGTAACTAGTGTGCCATCAAGCACAACTATAACTATAACAATGCCTTCAAATGAAACAGGATCTGGTGCAACAACATCGGGTGGTATTAGAGTGCAACATTACTATCCTGTGGGTCCTGCTGTTCAAGCAAAAGGTTTTGGTTGGTCACTAGGTTCTTGGGGTGGATCGGTTGCAGGAGTTGCAACAACAACTATAACATCAGGAATTAATAGTTCTACTACGTCAGGAATTATTTTAACAGACTCATCTTTGTTTCCAACAACTGGAACTAGTTTTGTGACTATAAATAGTGAAACAATATCTTATACAGGTATAAGTGCATCTAACGAATTAACTGGTGTAACTAGAGGAGCGAGAGGAACAACAGCGGCAGCGCACAATGGAGGAGACACGGTTACGAATACCACTGACTTTGTTGCATGGGGAGAGGCAGCATCTGGAGACTTAGTATTAGAACCAGGTATGTGGTCAATAGATAATTTTGGTGACAAAGCTATTTGTTTAATACATGATAATGCATGTTTTTCATGGGATTCTAGTTTATCAAACGCAGAGTCAACAAGAGCTACAATTATTACTGGTGCACCAACTGCATCAAGACATATGATAGTATCTACACCAGATCGTCACTTAGTGTTTTATGGAACAGAAACAACTATAGGTAGTCCCTTAACACAAGATGATATGTTTATTAGATTTTCTGATCAAGAGGATATAAATACGTATACACCTACAGCTACCAATACAGCTGGCACACAAAGATTAGCCGATGGATCACA